CACACCACGGGGGTGTCTGTGATGTGTCTCTGCGACGCAGGGACCTGCCTTCAGACATTTCTGTGGTGAGGATGCGTGTTCCGGCTATCCACACAGCGTGGTTTCGAGCTTGCCACTCGTCTCCACAAGTGTGGGCCGGCCCCCGGATGGGGGACAAGACACAGATACAATGGAAACATTGTTAGCGTTTCTTGTTGCTGTTGCATTAACAACAGTTGTGGGATGCTTCTTGTTGGCGGTGTTCCTCGTTAAAACCTTAGTCAACGCAGTTGTGGAGTGGGTGTCTGAAAGTGCCAAGGACACTCTTATCCAGTCATACGATGCCACGATCGACGAAGATGAGCTTGACAACAGCCACGTCGTCTCTACGGTCGAAAACATCGCCGATGACAAATTTACCTCCAACCATTGTCGTAAACTGGGGCGCAGTGTGGGTGCGACGATCCGTCGTGAGATGGGTTGTCCCAAGTATACTGTCGCTAATCGGACGATCGCGGTACAGAGAATTGAGGCTTACCGCAAGGAGAAGTTGCTTCACTTGCGCCTTTGCTACGTTGAATCATTCATCGAGCATGCCTTGTTCTATGTATTCCAGCCTGCCCCATATGAGGTTCGGGCATTTGAACGCCTTAACTCTTATGCAGCAGACGAAGCCCGCCAGTCTATCGAAGGACGTGTCAATTGGCTTGGAGGTTGGCTACCCACTTGGATCCAGGAAGCATTTGGACTTCACAAGTGGGTTGGGCCGGGTTTTCCCACGGCCTAAGACGGACGCAGACTGTTGAGGTTGAGACGTGTGTGCCTCAACAGTTGCAGGATTGGGTTCAAGAGATACCTCCTTGTCCCATCCTTGCCCGTCGAGGGCCGCGGTTAGTTATCCGGCGAGGCGAGCATAACCGCTCGGTCACCCATCACCTCTATGAGATTGGTGGGTTTCCCAGCCTTGCTCGCTTCATGGCGTTCACCGACTCGCCAACCAATGTGAGGTGCGCTCTCCTTGAGCGCATCTTCTTCCATCAAATCGGTGATGTGTTCACTCGTCCTGTTTCCCCAGGGAGCAAGGTGGTTGGGACCCTACTACGTCGGTTTAGGAACCGTCTCTGTCAAATACTACCAAAAGTCACACCTGTTGAGCGTCACGAATATGTTGAGGCGACATACAGAGGTCCTCGGTTGGCGGTATATCGCAGAGCAGTTGCTAAACTTGATAGTAGGGGCCTTCTTCATGCCGATTCGTATCTCTCTACCTTTTTGAAGTATGAGAAGATACCTATGGCTAAGAAGCGGGCGGTTCCTCGGGTCATACAACCCCGGGCACCTGCTTATAACGTAGAGCTGGGACGTTATTTGCACCCAATCGAACACATTGTATACCGTGGTATTGACCACATCTTCGGCTCACCTACTGTCATGAAGGGGTTGAATTCCCATCAACAGGGTGCCATATTCCACCACGCATGGTCATCATTCCACACCCCATGCGCATTGCAAATTGATGCGAGTAGATTTGATCAACACATTACGATAGATCTACTCGAGTGGGAACATGGCATATACAAGTCCATGTATCAGTCCGACCCATATCTCCAGACACTGCTCAGCTGGCAACTGTGCAATAGGGGGTTCTGTCGGAGTCGTGATTACATGTTCAAGTATTGGGTCGATGGTGGGCGGTGTTCTGGTGACATGAACACCGCCATGGGCAATATCATTATTGCGTGTGGCGCGGTATACTCGTTTTTGTATTCCCAGGGTGTACACAATCTCGTACGTGTCTTAGATGCCGGTGATGATTGTTGTATCATAGGGGAGTTTGAAACAATTCAGAGGCTTACCCCTAGCCTCAGCCCCTGGTTTTTACAACTCGGCCTCATCATGAAGGTCGAGCCACTGGTAACTGTATTCGAACAGATATCCTTTTGCCAAACTAGTCCTGTTTATGATGGCGTTCGTTGGAGGATGGTCAGAGACCCGCGTGTGTCTCTTTCCAAGGATCAATCGATCTTGCACCTCCGTCATATCGAACACCTGACCAATTACCTTTCCACGATTGGTGATTGTGGTATTAGTTTGACGGGTGGATTGCCTGTTCTCCAGGAATACTACCGCGCCCTAGGTGCTGGAAGACCGCACACGACAAGCGGGGTCGTCGGGAATGTTCTCGAGACTGGAATGTTCCATTTGTCCCGGGGGATGCGCGAGAATTATCGGCCGGTTACCGATGAGGCCCGCGTGTCATTCTGGCGTGCATTTGGGATAGTCCCTGATCTCCAGATTGCAATTGAGGATCACTTCAGAACATTATCCGTGCCGTCGTCAGTTTCTGTCACTGATGACGAAATCGATCGCGTCGACCTGGGTATTGGGGTTGCGATATGTAATTGACCAAAACGGCCTCGAGCCGTGCTAACCAAAATGCCGAGAGACTGCACGGCTCTTCCCATGTGGTTTTATCGCGATGAACAGTCCCCGTTCATATTCCGGGCATCCCAC